AAGCATACGAGAACGCAACCCCTACCCCCGAAACATCAATGGAAATCGTAAAAGATATCGCTGAGGAATATGACGAATCTCCCAACGGAGTTCGTATGGTACTTAGCAAAGCTGGTGTTTACATCAAAAAGACCCCTGCAGCAAGCGGAAGTAGTAGTACTTCTAGCGGTTCAACAGGCGGCACACGAGTATCAAAGCAAGCAGCACAAGACGCACTTACAGCAATTATTGTAGACATGGGCAAAGCAGTTGACGAAGATGTGATTTCTAAGTTGACTGGTAAAGCAGCAGTTTACTTCGCAGGTGTACTATCTGCCGCTGACGCAGAAGACTAAATCTTTCATGGCCCTTCGGGGCCACCTTTTCTCTTAGAGAGTAATGCAGCAAAATAAATTTTGCTAACCTACTACTAAGGAGTAATTGTGAAGAAAGAGGACTTAGCAAAGTTAGTAACCGAATTTGGCGATGCTATCATTACCTACAGAAGTGAAAACTCGAAAAAACTAAAGTACAATGTTTGTACGATTGACTTTAGTACCCCCTATATTCAAACAAAAACTAATCGGGCAAAAGAATCTGACAGGACTCTTTTGCTTTTTTGTTGGGATACAGATTCGTACAGACTGCTAAAGCCTGAGAGCGTCACTAGCGTGGTGCCTCTATCCTCTATACTTCGGAATGGAGTATAGCTATGGAACTCCACGAAGCCCCCTCTAAGTATGAAAAGGTTATTCATTACGATGAAGCGAAAGAAACACAAGTACGTCTTGTAGTTAATTCGTTTCGTGGTATTGAGTATATGCATGTAAGAAAGTATTTTTTAGACTTTGATGAAGAATGGAGAGCAGGACGAGAAGGTGTAGCAATGCCCTTGGATTTAAGTAATTCAAGAGAGCTGTTTGCTGGCCTTATAGAAATACTATCTCTAGCAGAGAGTAAGGACATCCTAGAGGAGTTCTTTAAAGATTATTTAGACGAAATGTATAAATAACCTTTGACTTTTGTTCCTCTGTCTAGTATAATAGTATATTGAATTGAGGGTAATATGAAAGAATTTTTGACACACGCAGCACATCAATACTACGAAGGTACACCGATACTATCAGACGAAGAGTTTGATAAGCTATCTGGTATCTTTGGATATGATAATGTAGGCCATACTATTACAGATGGCACTCCACATATGTATCAGATGTACTCGTTGCAAAAATTCTTTTCCCTTGATGATGCCCCTGATTTGGGCATATACACTTCCTCCCCGAAGTTGGACGGTGCAGCAGTATCCCTTCTATATGTATCTGGCAAGTTCGTCATGGGTCTAACCCGTGGTGATGGTAAGATCGGTAGAGATATTACTGATAAACTGCAACATCTTGTTCCAGAGAAAATCGACATTGATGAAACTGTTCAAATTACAGGGGAGGTAGTTTCTCCTAAGTCCATACCTAATTCTAGAAACTACGCAAGTGGTGCACTCAACCTTAAAGATCAGGATGAGTTTCTTAGAAGGGATGTGACTTTTGTGGCATATGATATGACTCCTAATCTTTTTACCTATTGGAATAAGACTATGGAACATCTCAATTACCATGGCTTCACTACGGTCATAGACGTAGAAGATGACAAGTATCCTACTGATGGCGAAGTTTTCAGAATAGATAATGTCGCGCAATACTATGCTAAAGGTGTTACCGCTCACCACCCACGAGGTGCTTTTGCTCTTAAAGAGCAGAAGAAAGGAGTAGTAACTAAACTACTAGATGTAACATGGCAAGTAGGCAAGAGCGGGGTCGTAAGCCCTGTAGCAATTCTAGAGCCTGTTACGATAGGTGAGGCAGAAGTAGCTAGAGCCACTCTACATAACATAGATTACATTCGAGAACTAGAGTTAGAGATCGGGTGTAACGTAGAAGTTATTCGTAGTGGAGAAATTATACCGCGTATTGTACGCCGTGTATAATTTAAGTTATACCTCAGGAAAAATAGTTCTTGACAGAAACCTTAAAATCTCGTATAATATATGTTCAATTTCAGAGGAGTCCCATTAGTGTTTTCGATTCAAGCCCCCACGAATTGCCCAAGCTGTGATTCCGATCTTGAGTGGAGTAACTCTCTTCTTTACTGCCGCAATGTTTCTTGTGGTAGCCAATCAAGTAAGAAAGTAGAACACTTTGCAAAGACCCTTAAAATCAAAGGTCTTGGACCCGCTGCTGTAGCTAAACTAGAGCTTATCAATGTGTCAGATATTTATGACTTAACTGTTGTAGATATCGCACTTGCACTAAGCTCCGAAAAGCTAGCCGAGAAATTGTATAACGAGATAGAAAACTCTAAAAAAGCATCACTAAACCTATTACTACCAGCATTGAGCATTCCCCTGATTGGTAAGACAGCTTCCGATAAACTTTCTACTGTATGTAAAAATATGGATGAAATAGACGTAGAAATGTGCGAGAAAGCAGGTCTTGGGCCGAAGGCGACTGCCTCTTTGATGGATTGGATAGAAGATTCAGTAGATGTATATTGCTTATTACCACACTCCTTTCTCTTTGAAGAGAAGTCACCCTTAGTTAGTGTTAATGGTGTAGTGTGTATAAGTGGTAGACTAAAGAGTTTCAAAACTAAAGCTGACGCAACAACAGCACTATCAGATGCAGGATATAGAGTCGTAGGCTCCCTGACCAAAGAAGTGACTATACTCGTAAACGAGAGCGGCGTAGAATCAGCAAAAACAACTAAAGCCAGACAATCTGGCGTAACTATAATTGAAAATCTTAAAGATTTTATTGGAGAGTAAAAACATGGCATTGCCTAAGTGGACCGAAGAACGTACCGAACAGTTGACAAACTTTGTCGGTAGCGAAACACCTATTTCTCAAGCAACTGTTGCAGAAGCAGCAGAAAGTCTTGAAACCTCAACCCGTTCAGTTTCTAGTAAACTGCGTAAGATGGGTTTTGATGTAGAGCTGGCGTCAGCCTCCTCTGCCCGTGCTTTCACAGAAGCACAAGAAGCTACTTTGCAGACATTCGTGTCTGACAACAGTGGTGAATATACTTATGCTCAAATCGCTGATAACTTTGAATCAGGCGCTTTCTCTGCTAAGTCAATCCAAGGAAAGATTCTTTCTATGGAACTGACAGATCACGTTAAGCCTGCTCCTAAAGTAGAAGCCGTTCGTACCTATAGCCCTGAAGAAGAGGAAACTTTTGTTTCAATGGTTAATGATGGTGCTTTCGTTGAGCAGATCGCAGATGCTCTAGACCGCAGTGTAAACTCAGTACGTGGTAAAGCTCTTAGCTTGCTTCGCTCTGGTGACATTGATGGTATTCCTCGTCAGGAACATACCAAAGGTTCAGCAAAAGAAGATCCATTAGCAGACTTGGGTGATATCTCAGGAATGACAGTGGAAGCTATTGCAGAAAACATTGGTAAGACTGCTCGTGGTGTAAAGACTATGTTGACCCGTCGTGGCTTGGTTGCTTCCGACTATGATGGTGCTGCGAAGAGAGAAAAAGCCGCAGGCTAATCTTTCGTAAATAAGTTGGTAGCAGTTATCTTTTGCCAGATAGCTGCTGCTTTTTGGTTGGTTGGGAGTTACTTTGAATATTGCTAGTGCGCTTATAAAGCAAGTACTTACGTTACAGGATTTCGAAACCTGGAGTTCCGTTCGTAAGGATTATTTGCCTACAGAGTATCATACTGTGTTTAACACAATTGATAGGCATTACGATAAGTTTCACCACCTACCAACCTTTGAAGACTTGAAGTTTGAGATACGCGACTCTGCGACTGTCGAAAAGCTATATGCAATCGAGAGCGTGGAGGTTGATGTAGACGCATTTATGCTGCTACAGTATCTCAAGAACGAGTATACCCAAAAGGAAATCTTAGATTCCCTAGAGGATTATATTGATAACTCTGTAGCTTTTGAAGATGCAGAAGAATCAGTAGCACACTTACATCAGATCGTTTTAGATGTCGAAAAGAAAGTTGACCTAGAACTACCGCAGGAGAGTATGCAACGTATTCAACTGTTTGAGAATGATGAAGAGATTGGCAAATACTTGCCCCTCGGACTAAACTCCGAGTACGACTACCAGATACAGTTCTCTCCCCGAGATCTTGTTCTTCTTGGTGGTCGTCGCGGGGCAGGCAAGTCTCTTACCTGTGCAAATATTGCTCATACTGTCTTTGAGAGCGGTCGTTCGGCTATGTATTTCACTATTGAGATGGATAGCCGTTCAATCCTTCAGAGAGTATGTTCTATTGCAACGGGAATACCTTTTTCTCGTCTGCGCACGAAAAATCTTAATGTAACAGAATGGGAAAAAGTAGCGGGTTGGTGGGCCAGTCGTTATACGAATGGTCAAGATCGTTTAGAAGAATACCGAGAACACCGCGACTTCGAGAAGTTTCATCATAACTTATCAACTACTACTGAGCTTCTCCCAACTCAGCAGTTGGATGTAATTTATGATCCAGGCCTTACTCTGGCAAAAATTAAGGCCGAATTGGACAAGAAAGTGAAAGCTCTCAACGTCGGAGTTATTTTGGTAGACTACATTAACCAAGTGAAACGCTCCGCTATTCCATCTCGTTCTGGACAGTACGATTGGACTGAACAAATAGAAGTAAGCAAAGCCTTAAAGAGTATGGCACAAGAGTATGAATGTACTGTCATATCTCCTTATCAAACTGACGCTAGTGGCGAAGCGCGTTTTGCAAAGGGTATTCTTGATGCTGCAGATGCGGCGTATGCGTTAGAAACATATGACCACGAAGATGCTTGTATCACGTTTAACTGTATGAAAATGCGTTCCGCCGCTCAGCTATCTTTTACATCTAAGATGGACTGGGAAACAATGAAGATTGGCCCAGAGTCTGCCATGTCTCCTGCAGAGAGAGAAGTGTCAGAACACAAGATAGACGAAGATATTGATGATGTCGCCTTCTAAATAGTTCTTGACTTTTCTAGCTGAATCTAGTATAATATACATTCTCACAATCGAGGAAGCATATGATTATTCACGGAAGTATGTCACACACAACTTCAGGCAGAAGGAAAAAGCGAGTGTACAAATCACGTCCAAAAGCACCTTTCGTGCCTCTAAAAGTAAAAGCAGACAGCGTATTCGCTATAGATCCTGTCTGGCACAAGCACAAATCAGCTCCTTTCATTCCAGCTCCAGAAATGCAGCGAGACAAGGATGCACAATTCAAGAAAGATATTAGTAGTAATTATACGATTAGTATTCCTTACAACAAGGGTACATACCAAGTTATTCCTAATGACGACATAGAACATATCGGTAAGTAAATGAACGTAGAAGAGTTATTAAATCAAAAGCAGATTGCTTTCATCCCTAAAGGTAAAGACTTTGTTGTTAAGTGCTTGAACCCTGAGCATGATGATAGTAACCCTAGTATGCGAATTGACCAGATTGATGGTCGATTCAACTGCTTTGCTTGTGAATACAAAGGTAACTTGTTTACGTTCTTTGGAGAGACAGCCTCTGGATTTCAGCTCAAGAGAGAAACAATGAAGCGTAAGATCCAGGAGAAGAAAGCAGAGTCTGTCGGCCTCTCCTTCCCGAAAAACCATATGCCTTATGTAGGCAATTGGCGTAACATCACACCTAAAACTTATAGAAAGTTTGAGGCGTTTGAACATACAGACCCAGACTATATCAGTAGGATTAACTTTCCTATTAGAAATATCTCTGGAAAGATAGTAGCTTTTCAAGGTAGACATACCGCTAGTGGTATTCCTAAGTATAAATTTACACCACCAGGAGCAAAGCTACCCTTGTTTCCACAGGTATTTCCCCGTATGGGAGAAATAATTCTAGTAGAAGGTATTTATGATGTAATCAACTTACATGATAAAGGACTAGACAATGCAGTGTGTTGTTTCGGCACAATGAATATCAACGAAGACAAACTAAGAATGCTCTCTATGCAGGGCTGTTCTAAGATAGCTGTCTTCTTTGATGGTGACGAAGCAGGACAGAAAGCTGCACAAAACATCAAGGTAATGTGCGAGAAAGTTGGTCTCGTATCTAGGAATATCAATCTCAAAGAGACTGATCCTGGAGCACTTACCCAATCTCAAGTAACTGGACTAAAGAGAAAATTATATGCCTAAAGTTGCATTAGTAGAAACTAAATCAAGCCGTACAGACTTTCAAAAAGAGTTTGAAGGGGCTTTCGAATTTGATCGTTACCAATTGTGTTCCGATCCCACACTTAAAAAAGTATTGAAAAAAGACTGTGACATCACTATAGATACAGATGCCTATGACTGGATTGTTCTAGTAGGTAGTGATGCACTGAAATACTTTACAAAAATTACTTCAGTCACGGAATATTCTGGTAAGAAAGTAGAAGGTAAATTCCTGCCTGTGATTAACCCAGCTATGCTAGCCTTCAAGCCAGAAGCTCGCAAGACTTGGGAATCATCCAAAGATAGTATCATAGCTTACATCAACGGCGAGATCGAAGATGTAATCATTGACGAAACTATCGCTAGAGGTATACAAGACACTGAAGAAGCTAAGAAGTGGATTCGTGGTGCTATGGATGCTGAAGGTGAATATATTGCTCTTGACTCAGAGACTACTGGTCTATACCCTCGCAACGGTCATGTTATCGGCATCTCTATGTCGTATGACGGTCTCAGCGGGGTCTACATAGATACAGAGTGCTTTGACGAAGAGATAGAAGATATGCTACGCGAATTATTCCTAAATCGCACAGTTATCTTCCACAACTCGAAGTTCGACTTAGCGTTCTTCCAGTATCACTTTAACTTCGTTTTTCCTAAATTCGAAGATACTATGTTACTGCATTATCTAATTGATGAAAACCCTGGTGGGCATGGACTCAAGCAGTTAGCTATTAAGTTTACACCTTACGGTGATTACGAAAAGCCTATGTATGATTGGATAGATCAACATAAGCGAGCTAATGGTTTGAACCAAGCAAGTTTCACTTGGGACATGATTCCGTTCGATACTATGAAAACTTACGCAGCTATGGATGCTGTCTGTACTTTTGCTCTGTTTGAAAAATTTGTAAAAATTAAGCAAAACCCTAAGCTAAAGTGGGTATACGATAATATTCTCATTCCGGGTGTTAGATTTCTTCTAACTACTCAGGATAACGGGGTTCCGTTTGACCCATCACGCTTGTCTATTGCTCAGGAGCTTATGCAGGACAACATCGATGTTGCTATCGAGGAACTATACAAAGTACCAGAAATTAGTAAGTTTGAGGCTGCCCAAGGTAAACCTTTCAATGCAAACAGTACAGTACAACTTCGTGCACTTCTTTTTGACTATATCGGCTTACAGCCTACAGGCAAAAAGACTGGCACAGGTGCAAACTCTACCGATGCAGAAGTTCTGGAAGAACTTAGTAGAAAACATCCAG